GTTCGCGTTCTTGACAAGAAAAAAGATCCACGTACAGGCATTGAAGTCATAACAGGTTCTCGCGAATTTTATGTTTACAATGACAAAGCAACACAGACTGGACAAACATTTGTTGCTTCTCCATCAGATGCAGGTGTAAAGATTGCTGCTGATGCCGTTGTAAATGTTAATTCAGGATTGATGGATCCAAAAAGAAGTATGGTCATGTCTTATCTTCATAAGGCAATTAAACCACTAAACCAATTGCGTATGGTTGAAGATGCGATTGTTATCTATCGTATTTCTCGTGCGCCAGAGCGTCGTGTGTTCTATATTGACGTCGGTAATATGCCGAAAGTTAAATCAGAACAATATCTTCGCGACATTATGACAAAATTTAGAAACAAAGTTGTATACGATAGTTCTACAGGCGAAGTTAAAGACGATCGTAAGTTTATGTCAATGATGGAAGACTTCTGGATTCCTCGTCGCGGTGAAGGTAAATCAACAGAAATTACCACATTGCCAGCTGGTGAAAATCTTGGTGAACTTGCTGATGTTAAATACTTTGAACAAAAACTATACAAGTCATTAAATGTTCCTGTATCAAGACTCGAATCACAAACTGGATTTAGTCTTGGTCGTGCATCAGAGATTACACGCGACGAATTAAAATTTATGAAATTTATTGAGCGTCTTCGTTCTAAATTTACATTGATGTTCGATGAATTAATGGAACGTCAATTAGCACTCAAGGGCATTTGCTCTATTGATGAGTGGAATGAATTAAAACAAAAAATTCACTATGACTTCCTCAAAGACAATAACTTTGCTGAACTCAAGGACACTGAATTGCTAGCATCAAGACTACAGATTATGCAACAAATTGACCCATACGTTGGCACATACTTCTCGAAAGATTGGATTCGTAAGAAAGTCTTGAATATGAACGAAGAAGAAATTCAAGAAATTATGGAACAGATTGAACAAGAAAAAGCAGAAGAACCAGAAATGCCTGAGAGTGTTCCTGGTGCTGTTGGTGGAGTTGCTCCTGTTGCTCCTGCAGCATCAGCACCTCAAGCAAATGATATGAATCAAATGTTTAGATTACAATTGGCTAAATAATTGGAGATATTATGGATACCGTAGAATTAGTAAATTTGGCAATCGCAGGTGATAGAGATGCTTTAACAGCAGCATTTGATAGTGCTATGGCTGCTAAAGTTACAGACGCATTAGAAATTAAAAAAGTAGAAATTGCATCTAACCTATTAGGTACAGAAGAAACAGATGAAGTTACAGACACTACGCTCGAAGTTGACGGAACAGATGGATCAGCAGAAGCCGAATCCAGCGCAGCAACAACAGAGCCAGCAGAAACAGAACAGAACTAACGCTCAGCGCATTGCTCAGTTAGTTCGTGCTGGTTTGATGAAAGCCAGTGAGTTGCCTGCACTCAAAGTCGCAATGGCACGCCAATCTAAAGTTGGCGACGTTGCTAAATTACCAAGAAATCAACGTGATGTGTTGAATCGTTATTACCAAGGAACTTCTGCAGCTGCGTTAGCATCTCAACAATCTGTAACTGCAGTTCGTCGTAACATACAAAATGGTTATGAAATTTCTCGTGATGATTATCTTAGCGAAGCAACATTCCGCGATCCGCCGATGATGTTAATTTTAAAACGTCAAGGCATTCGCATTTTCCCAGATGGTAAACGTGTTGCATTGTATAACAATGAAAAACTAGGTTTGTCTTTTACAATTCCATATTCTTCTAATGGTTCAGAGCAAGAACTTGTTGGCGTTTCAGAAGAAATTATGGAAAGTTTAGAACAAGTTGCTGCATACGCACAACAAGATAATGTAACATCGCATGCAAAACATTTTAAATTTGCTGATGGTAGTAAATTAAAAGTCAGTCACGGCGCAGCAAAAGCACTTCATATGGTTCACGGTGCATTAAATCCTGAGAATCAAAAGAAGTTTGCTGATATGCTTACAACTCCGAAAGGATTTCAGAAAGCAGCGCATTTCGCATTAAGCAAAGTTAATTTTACTATAAATAAATGAGCAATATTTTAACAACAATTAAAAATATTATTGTTGAGGCAGTGAAAAGAAATCGTAATGTGGTTCGTATGGGTCGCACAAAACTTATTCGTGCGCGTGTTCGAACAGTAAAAGGTAAACCAACAGTTCAGCGTAGAAAAAAATTCTCTGCTGTTAAAGGTTATACTATTCGTGGTGGTAGAGTTGTACGCATGACGTCTGCTGAAAGATTAAAGCGTCGTATCTCGCAACGAAGAGCAAAAATTAAGCGCAAAGCCAAAAAAGCACGCGCATTAATAAAAAGAAAAAGATCAATGCGTCGTAGGCAGTCATTGGGGTTAAAATAGATGAAACTTATTACAGAGACAATAGAATCCGTAAAGATGATCACCGAAGAAAAAAACGGTGTAAAGACGCTTTACATTCAAGGTCCATTCCTAGTGGCTGAAGCCAAGAATAAGAATGGTCGCATGTATAAAACAGATACTCTTGCTCGCGAAGTAAATCGCTATAGTGAAGAGTACGTTCAAAAGAATCGCGCATTTGGTGAACTCGGTCATCCAGATTCACCAACAATTAATTTAGATCGTGTTTCACATCTTATCACTTCATTGAAACAAGAAGGTAATCAATGGATTGGTAAAGCAAAAATTCTTGAAACACCAATGGGTAAAATTGCCAAATCCCTCATGGAAGGCGGTGCAACTCTTGGTGTATCATCACGTGGCATGGGTTCACTCAAAGAAGTGAATGGTGTTAATGTGGTACAAGACGATTATTATCTAGCCACAGCGGCAGATATCGTGGCGGATCCGTCCGCTCCAGGTGCATTTGTACAGGGCATTATGGAAGGTAAAGAATGGGTATGGGATAACGGTAAGGTCAAGGAAATTGACATTAATCGTTATTATGAGGAGATTAAGAATGCTCGTCAAAAGCAATTAGATGAAGTTGCATTGAAGATCTTTACGAACTTCATGTCAAAACTTTAAATTTTATAAATATATTTACTTCTTTAGGAGTTATAACCAATGAGTAAGACATTATCAGAATCTGCTGCTGAAATCCTAAAAGCATCACTTGCATCCGCAAGCAAGGAACCAGCACAAAAGTTGCCAGGCGAAGAAGAAGATCTCGGTGGCGCAACAACAGAAGACCCAGCTGGTGGAGAAGTCGGCAAAAAGGCTGCTGCTTCAACTGCTGAAGCACCAAAACCAGCCGCAAAAGGCGACGCCAAGTCTGCTAAAACAGACGCTATGGAAGAAGTTGAATCTGATGAATCAGCTGAAGTTGTTGCTGAAGATGCTTCTGAAGAAGTTGCTGAGATCTCAGAAGAAGATCTAGCAGAAGCCAAGAAGAAAATGAAGATGGACATGGTCGCCAAGCATAAAGGCTCAATGGCAGAAGATGTCGACGCTTTATTCAATGGCGAATCACTATCAGAAGAATTCCGTACAAAAGCAACGACGATTTTCGAAGCAGCTGTTCAGTCTCGCGTCGAAAAAATTGTTGAAGATGTCATCAATGAGAACGATGAAGTTCTTGCAGAAGCTGTTGAAGAAATCAAAGCAGAACTTGCAACACAAGTTGACGATTATCTAAACTATGTTGTTGAGCAATGGATGGAAAAGAACGCAGTAGCAATCGAATCAGGTCTACGTTCAGAGTTGACTGAAGACTTTATCAATGGTCTAAAGAATCTCTTCGCAGAACACTACATCGATCTTCCAGAAGAGAAGCTCGAAGTTGCTGAAGAACTTGCTGCTAAAGTAGTTGAGATGGAAGAGTCAGTTGCTGCTCGCGAAGAGCAATTCGCTGCTCTAGCAAAAGAACTCAACGAAGCAAAGAAAAACGAAGCAATTCGCAAGATTTGTGAAGGTCTAACCGAAGTACAAGTCGGCAAAATGAAATCGCTCGCAGAGGGCGTGGAGTTCACCACAGAGGGTGAGTTTAATAATAAGCTCGCAGTTATTCGCGAGAACTACTTCCCATCAAAGAAAATCGTGAGTGAGGTAAAGGTTTCTGAAGAGACGTCTACAGAACAGCCTGAAGTAGCAACACCTGCATATATGGATCGTTATGTTAAGGCAATTACCAAGTCACTACCAAAGTGATATTTTTAACTTGAACGGAGAAATCTAACATGTATCTAAATGAAACACATGCAAAGAAGTGGGCTCCTGTTCTTGATCACCCAGAACTCCCAAAAATTACTGACCCATACAAGCGTGCAGTAACTGCCCTAGTTCTAGAGAACCAAGAACGAGCCGTCCTAGAAGAAGCCCAGAATATGGGTCGTTTGTTTGAAGCAACACCAGTCAACGTTGCTCCAACATCACCATCTTCAGGCAACCTACAAGGCTTCGACCCAATCCTAATCGGATTGGTACGTCGTGCTCTTCCAAACCTAATGGCATATGACATCTGCGGCGTGCAGCCAATGACAGGTCCAACAGGACTTATCTTTGCAATGCGCACCAAGTATGACAATCCATCAACAGGCGCAGAAGCATTCTACAACGAAGCCAACACCGTGTTCGCAGGAACAATCGGCGACATCGCAAATGTTCGCTCAGATCTAACATTGAACGTCGCTTCAATGACAACTGCAAATACAGGTACAGGCGATACGACAGCCAACTTCGAAACGAAGAACATGGCAAACATGGCATTCACCATCGAGCGCGTATCAGTAACTGCAAAGACTCGCGGTCTACAAGCATCCTACACAATGGAACTTGCACAAGACCTCAAGGCAATTCACGGTCTAGACGCAGAAACAGAATTGACAAATATCTTGTCAACTGAAATTCTTGCTGAAATCAACCGCGAAGTTGTTCGTACAGTCTACGCAACTGCAAATGTTGGCATCGTAGGTGCCGCAACTGCAGTATTCAACCTATCTTCAGCAACTGACACAAGCGGTCGCTGGCAGGTAGAAAAGTACAAGAGCCTCCTATTCGCAGTCGAACGCGCAAGCAACAAGATTGCAAAGGATACACGTCGTGGCAAGGGTAACATGCTCATCGTTTCAACCGATGTTGCATCTGCTCTAGCAATGACTGGTCTTCTTGACTACAACTCAGCACTATCAAACAACACCAACCTAACTGTTGACGATACAGGCAATACCTTCGCAGGCACCCTATTCGGACGCATTAAGGTCTATGTTGACCCATACTCAATAGTTGGAACAGACTACATCGTAGTTGGATACAAGGGATCGTCACCATATGACGCTGGCTTGTTCTACTGCCCATATGTTCCTCTACAGATGGTTCGTGCTATTGACCCAGACAACTACCAACCAAAGGTTGGATTCAAGACTCGCTACGGCATGGTCTCAAATCCATTCGCAGGTGGTACAAACACTTCACTAGCTGGCGCTATTACGACAAATACAAATGTCTACTACCGCAAGTTTGCAGTGTTGAACGTTGCACAATAATATTGCCAATTAATAAAAATAATAAGGCAAAGTGAACTGGGGGGAGACGAAAGTCTCCCCCTTTTTTTATTCACTAAATATCTGTATCGTTCGAGGAATTTAAATGACAGCACTCAACCGTAATCCTGTTAATACAGATTTGTTACAAAGTACAAAGTTTCGTGTGACGTTTTCACGGCTTCCTGGTGTAACATTTTTTTGTAATAGTGCAAATCTTCCAGGAATCTCTCTTACAGAAATTCCAATGCCAACTCCGTTTGTAGAACTATATTTTCCAGGAGAGAAGGCAATCTATGACACGTTTAATATTACTTTTCTAGTTGACGAAGATTTGCGTGCATGGACAGAACTCCATGATTGGATTCGTGGTGCAACATTCCCTACAGAATTCGAAGAGTATGTAAATCTTGCGCGATTAAATCCTAGCGCAAATATTCGTAGCATTCAACAACGTCCACCTGTATACTCTGATGCTACAATGACAATTTTCACAAACAAAAACAATCCAAATTTTAGAGTTAAATTTGTAGATTTGTTTCCGACGAATGTAGGATCGCTTTCTTTTTCTTCTGGCGACAGCGCGGAGAACATCATCACTAGTGATGCTACGTTTAGATTCTCATACTTTAATTACGAAAGAATATAGAGTGATACTTTCAAACCTAACATAGTCTATTATATCGACTATTCCCAAATTAGTCAAACTATTGTACATTTGCTATTAGACATGAATTATAGTATATTATGTGTTCCTATAACTTGATTCTATACACTTATGGAAACACCACCTCTTGATGAAATAATGCGCCAATGGGAGAAGGACAGTAATGTCGATTCCACTGAGCCTGGCAAAGAGATTCTTCGCATTCCACTTTTACACAACAAGTACAACAAATACTTGTCATTGCACACTCTGTCAGCACGCAAATGTGCTATTGAATATGACAAAACCAAGAAACTCAAATGGGAATATTACACTGGTAAATTAGACGAAGACGATTTACAAAAATTGGGCTGGGAACCGTTTCGGTTTGTTTTGAAGTCAGACATCTCAATTTATATTGACGGTGATGACGATCTTAACAAACTCAAGCGTAAGAAATCTTATCATGAAGAAGCAGCGAAATATTGCGAAAATGTCATGAAAGAATTAAACGCAAGGACATATCAACTCCGTGCGTTTATGGACTGGGAAAAATTCATACAAGGAGCAAGATAAATGGAAGAGAAACCTGAATGTAATGATGAATGCGATCCAAAAAGAACTGGACCATTTACATTAGCAGAAGATTCAAATCGTACAGACAAAACAAGAAAAGCACCATTTAAGTGCGAAAAGTGTGGCAAGGAGTGGTACGAATACTTTTAATTTATGTGTGATGTGAAGATTGAAAAGGTGAACAACATCTATGCGCAAGTAGATGCAGAAGACAGTATTCTTCAAGAGATGTCTGAGTTCTTCACGTTCTCGACTCCTGGATATCAGTTCAGCCCTGCGTTTCGTAATCGGCATTGGGATGGTAAGATTCGATTATTAAATTTAAAGACAAAGCAAATTTATGCTGGTCTTGTTGGATATATAAAGACGTTCTGTAAGAATAACAATTATAGTTTTGAGGTTATAGATGAAGACAAAGAAGTCTATCCGATCGACACGAAGAACCTTGCGTCTGCTCTCTCACTTCCGATGGAGCCGCGAGATTATCAGTATCTTGCATCTAGCGTCGGACTTACGAAGAAAAGAACTGTACTCATTTCACCAACCGCGAGTGGAAAATCGTTAATCATTTATATGATGATTCGACACCTGTTGAATACAGATAAGAAGCGCGGACTCTTGATTGTTCCTACAATTAATCTAGTGACTCAGATGCATTCAGATTTTAAGAACTACTCCAGCAATAATGGTTGGGATGTAGAGAAACACTGCCAAAAAATTTATGGCGGCGAAAGTAAAATTCCCGATTCAGACCTAATTATTTCTACATGGCAGTCGATATATGAAATGCCAAAGAAGTATTTCGCGCAGTTTGATTTTGTGATTGGCGACGAAGCACACACGTTTAAAGCAAAGTCATTGACGGCAATCATGACTAAACTCATCAACTGCGACATTCGCGTTGGCACCACAGGAACACTAGACGACTCAAAAGTAAACAAACTTGTGCTAGAAGGTTTGTTCGGTCCTGTGTTTAAAGCCATTTCCACTAAAGAACTTATTGAACGAAAGCAATTAGCCAACTTTAGTATAAAGTGCATTGTTTTAAAGTATCCTGAATCTGTTTGCAAGGCAGTTAAAGGATTTACATATCCTGATGAAATGAACTTCCTGACGCAGCACGAAGGGAGAAATCATTTCATACGAGATCTTGCGATAAATCTAAAAGGAAATAGTCTAATTTTATTTACTTATGTAGAGAAACACGGTAAAATATTATATGAGTTGCTGAAAACCGCAAGTCCAGGGCGAAAGGTTTTCTTTATTCATGGTGGGGTTGAAGCAGAAGATCGCGAAGCAGT